TTCTTGTGTTAATGTTTGTCCTGTGTCGGTATGGTAATCTGTTTGTGTATCGTTTGTTTCTTCAGGATATGGTAATCGTACTGAGTCTTTCATGCAATCAATATACATTAAGTGTCTATTTTCAAACGGTTTAATGGTGTGACGTATTGATCTTATTAAGTATCTACCTGACATATAAGGGTCTATATCTAATTCTGAATAGTCAGCTGGTTCGTATATTGGCATTTCAAAGGTAATTAAATCACCTATACCTACGCCTGTAAAACCTGGTACAGATAGGTTTAATACCATTGATTCAAATGAAAATCGTTGTGCAATTCGTTTAGGTGTAATATCTGCGTCATTGTCGTTTTCAAAGTCATTATGTAACTTTTCTGTATCTGCAAACACGTATAAACTACCCTCTGGAAACGAGGAGAACGTCTTTCCTTTGTCATAATTAAAAAATGGTAGTATGCCTTTGTTATCTGTCTTACCACCTACTCCATCATGTTCCGTATGAAAACTATTGCCATATTCAGCAAGATAATCATAATGTGTTGTTGTAAATTTCTTGTTCAGGCAGTCATACGCAATTGCCTTAGAGTTATATACACCTGATCGTAATGACTTTAATGTATCGTATTGTTCTTTGATACGAAAATTAGATACTTGTTGCATTTCTCTTACAACATCTCTATTACCATCACCTTGTCTTACATTAGCAGGTGTAGGTTTATATTTTGCAACTACAGGTCTAGCTGCGACACCACTTGTTGCAAGGTGTGATTCTAATGATTTGCAATGTAAACCTAAACTGTTTTCATAAAATAAAAAACCTTTATTGGCATATCGTAAACTATCTGTTCTTTTACGAATAAAATCTATTGCTTGATAGGGTCGCAATCTTGGTATTACATACTTACGAAGACCTTTTGATTCTTCCATAATTACGTTTTTAGTAGACTCTAAGTCGTTTCTTATAAACGATAACATCATATTATCTAATGAACCACTTACTGCACGTGATATTCTTTTTTGTTCATTGACAATTAATTCTTTACTTACAAAATGTAATACGTACACTTGCGCTCTTGGGGTCGCACCTTGTCTTTCGGATATCTTGTAGATATGCATAGGGTGTCCAGTTTCATGCGTAAAGTCAAAACCTCTACTTGTACCTGGCGTAAACAGTTTAAACTCTATACGTTCAAAACCTGTTAATGGTAGATGATTAGGTATATTTTGTGCGTCTGTTAATACAATGTTACCTGATAAACTCTTTTTATCTATACTTTCATAGATGTTTAACTCTGTCATTAATGATTTGACGGAGATTTGTTTTGGTTTACTGGTGTTACCGTTTGATGAGATGTAAGAAGTTAATACTACGTCTGATAGTATAAAGTCTCCAGCTTTAGTTAAAAGGTCTGTATCTATTGTATTGTACATGGATCATTATCTGTTGATAAGTTTATCAAATTCCTCTATAAACACATTTAAAAATTGAGGTTGTAATAGTTTTATCTTTCTCTTTTCGTCTTGCAATCTTTGTTCATATTCGTAATTAGAAACTGATTGTGCGCCAACATGGTCACTATTTACTTCTAATAGATGTGAATAATCATTACTTGTAGTTTTACCACTTGATTGTGCAACTTCATAATGGTGTATGGCGTCTGGATTTGCGTACTTGTCAAATACAAATGTTTCAAAATCACTATTGCCCATAGGCCAGTCATGGAAGGCGTCTGTAATATTATTTGTTAACAGTATTACCCAATGTAAATCTGAACTACCAAAGTGTTTAAATGCTGTTACTTCAGGTCTTTCACCGGCAGGTACATCATAAGTGTCGTAAAGAGCTGCCTCTTTTTGTATCTTACTTCGCACTTTAACTCTTTTAAATATATCTGTAACAAGTTTGTAGTTCTTATCACCTTTAATATCGTAACGACCAGTTGGAAATCTATCGAAGTATGCCATTAATAACCGTCCGCTATTCTTTCTTTAGTCATAATCTCTGTTTCTTTAAATGTTAAACTCATTGTTGCCATAGTTGCTGGTGTTCCTTGTGTGTCTTGTTTAAATGTTGATATGACATCTTGTGGTGCAAAGTTCACATTCATACCTGTTAATACGCAACGTGATATTCTAGGAATATATGCGTTTCTATTTTCTCTATACATGTATGTAATTTGAAACTCTGATGGTACTAAAAAGTATGATCTGTTTGAGTCTTTAAATTCAGGATGCATATGAAACTTAAATAGATTAATAATTTTATACATCTCTTCTTTTTCAAAGTAGTTTTTAGGTGCAAATGTAAAAGGAAAAGTAAACTCTCTAAACGGTACACCTTGGAATACTAATTCCATTTGAGGGTTAACTGCCTGACCTTTTGCTTTATCAAATGCGCCTTCTATATTTTCAAAACCTGGTATTAAACTAGCGGCACCAAAAGCTGCCTTTCTTAATAGTATAGCACCTGCGTCACCAGTTAAATCAGCAGTTGTCTTTAAACCTTCTAAAAAACTTTCACTCTCACCTATGTTTGATATACCTTGTCCTATCAAACCTGCAAGACCAGTTTCCATGTCGTTATAACCTACTGAGTAATTAAACTTTAATGCTTCGCCTGGTGTATATAATATCATACTATCAGAAATGTATGTGTGCGTAGGTGTTTTTTCATTTAGACCAGAGTTGACTGCTTTTACTCTTGTTTCTGCACCAACACCTTTGTCTGAAGCAGTCTTTACTTTGTCTGCTCTTTTAATTAAACTTTTTTCACCAACCAAATGGTCTGATACACCTATGATACCTTGTTCACCAAATTGTTTTGATTTAAACTTGGATGCCTTATGCATAATGACATCAAATATTACGTAATGACCATCTCCTAAGTTTGATGTTTCTTGTGGATAGTATGCCGTTCCATAGTTATATGGATTCTCTTTCATGTGAGAAGTAGGACTAGGTGATTCTAATTCTAGTGGCGATTTGTTTAATAATTTAGCTGCAACTTTTTTCTTTTGTACTTGATTATTAGCACCTGATTGAAACCCCGATACGGTGTTTGCAATTGCGCCTTTGACTACGTTTGCAACCTTTGTTGTGAAACCCATTTTAATTCCTTATATATAGTTACCAATATTTATATTAGTTTTTACATGAGTTACAAAGGAATATATAAACCCTCCAACACTAAGAAATACGCTGGAAACCCAAATAGGATAGTATATAGATCAAATTGGGAAAGAAGATTTATGGTCTATTGTGATAAAAATCCAGAAATCATATTATGGGCAAGTGAAGAAATAGCAATTCCATACAAAAATCCTATCGACAAGAAGGTACATAGATACTTTCCAGACTTCATTATCAAAACAGCAAAAGGTAAAAAGTATATGATTGAGATTAAACCTAAGAAGTATACCATGCCACCTAAACCTGGCAAGAGAAAAAGTAAACGTTTCTTTGGTGAGCAATTAGAATATATCAAAAATACCGCTAAATGGCAAGCTGCGTCAAAGTATTGTGAAGATCAGGATATGGAATTTAAAGTGTTTACTGAAAAAGAACTAGGTATATACTCTTAGGGAGATACAGAACTCGCAACATCATTAAAAGATTTATCAACATTAGCAGTACCACTAGATACACCAACTGTCGTACTTGATGTACCTGAAATATTTGTTTGACTAGAATTGTTTTGATTAGTAAATGTAGAACCATTAGCTGTAGCAGTATTTTCTGTTATAGCATTGGCGTCTTGCAATCTTTCTTCTTGTGATTTACCTAAGTTTTGTAAATCAAATTGTTTATAATTTAATGAACCTAATACATCACCTGTTTGATCCGCACTTTTAATCTTAACTTCACTACTACCTTGTAAATCTGAAATCATAGCACTTTCGTTTTCTGACGGACCTACTATTTCATTTTCTGCTTCTTGCTTTTCTTGTAAAAATTTGTCAGCAGCCTTTTGTTCTTCTTCAGTAGTTTCTTTAATAACTTCTTTTTTTATAAGACCTATTTCTCTACTCTTAGGCAATACTTTATTTACAACTGTTATCATACCATTGATTACATCAATCAATACATTTTTGATTTTAACAAATTGTTCTTTAAAGAAATCACCAATTGTTTTTGGTATACCCATTAAAAAGTCTTTTACACCTTTTAACTTATCTTTAAACTTAATAAGACCAATAACTAAACCTGCGATAGCTACACCAATCAATACTTTACCTGTCATAAAGAATTTACCTAAGAACTTTATACCACTAATTAGTTTTTTAAATCCTTTACCTAAACCTTTAAATCCAAATGCAAATACTTCACCAACACTTGTTATTTGGTCTTTGAAAGTTGTAAATGCTTCACCTATAGCCATAAATGGCGACATAAATGCGTCAAATAATCCTTGTAAAGCAGGTGGTAATTGTAAACTATTTTCTCTATCTTCTAGTGGTGATTCATCTGGATTTAATACTCTATTTTCAGTATCTAAATTTTGTCTTAAATCTTGTAATCTTGCTTCTTCTCTAATAATATATTCTTTTTCTTCGTTTGTTAGAGTTTCTTGTTTAAGGAGTTTTTCTCTTTCTTTCTTAACATTTTTTTCATCTTTGATATATAATTTTTCTTGTCGTTGTAGTATTCTCTGTCTATCTTTGACTTCTTTATTTGTTAAGATGTTTGCTTCAATTCTATACTCTTTACCCTCTCGTATAGTTCTTGTTTCAGCAATAATGTTTTTTGATCTTAGATCAGCTACTTCTTTGTCTGCTGTGATCTTTTGTTCTTTTAGTTCGTCTATTCTATCTGCAAGTCCCTTATTAAAGTCTTTGACGTTGAAACCTAATTGATCTACTATCTTTTCTGCTTTAGATAATGCACTTTCAAAGGCAGCTATTGTACCTTGCTCAGATTCAGCAGTTATTTCTCTTGCTAACTGTCTGACAACTGTTGGTGCAATTACTGTCTTTTTACCAGCAGATACCGTTTTCATAGTATCTGACACGATAGTTTTAAATAAATCTCTAACGTCTGACTCTAATACTGCCATTATTTTTTACTCTTACTTGTTCCTGTATATAGACCGAACCAGGCAGCGCCAGCACCAACAACGATACTGATTAAACCACTTTGTTCCATAGTTGGAGAACCTAGGTTCATATACCATATTACACATTTGTATAATAATATAATGTAAACTGTTAAAAACAATCTTGGAAATATTCTCCAAGCGTCAACAGCTCTTGCCATATGTATCAATTTAGCATATGGATTTACACCTAAATCTTTCACAGATGTATCAACTTCCAGATCAACTTGTATCTTTTGTTTTGGTTCTGCGATTTTAACTTCTTCAGCCATTGTTATCTCTCCTACGTTTTTCGTTTTCTTCTTTAATATAAGTTACTAACATGTTAACGTATATGTCCCTCTCCCAAGGTAACATATTTTCAAGTTCACTATAAGAGTATTTATGATGTTGTATCAGAGCAAATGATGTTTCGAAATAGGCCTCTAGGCTATTGTGGGAGAGGCTGATTCGAAAAAATCTGCTAGTCCTGAAAAGACAACTTTACTCTTTACACCTGTGGTAGGATTTGTAACCTCTGTTTCATATCTAACCTTAGGCATAGTATCAAAGAATTTTTTTATATCTAAAAACTTCTCTTGTGGAAGTGCTTCAAAAAACTCTTGTAATTCTGCTGTTGTACTGTCCTTGCCTGGATATATTTTTTCCCCTTCAAAGATGTGATCGACACATTTTAACAATGTATTAAATACTACTTCAATACTAGCTGTGTCGACATCTTCTTGCCCTTTTAATAATGCAAGCGATGGATATTTAAGTACAACACCTAAATTCTTTTCTTTGTCAATGATAACTTTATTTGAATGTTCATCATCAACTTCAACGTTTACTTCGGTAAGATCAATCTCTACTTTAGTATATGTCTTTTTATCATCTGGACATAATACTTTAAATTCAGATTTCTCACCTACTGATTTAGCACGTATATTTAAAAAGATATACTCTAAATCAAATAGTGGTAAATTGTCAACGTCTAACTTATCGAAAGTACATGCGTTCACAATTTCTCTAGTAGCATTGTAAATGTCTTCTTGTTTACCTGTTTCACTAGCTACTAATAAAACTTTTTCCTCTTTTACAAGAAAAGGTCTGTATTTGACCTTTAAATCTGCTGAGGGTAAAGTCAATTCATAAGTTGGTGTTTCCACCTTTGGTAATGCCATAATTTAACTCCTTGTTTTTATATATTTAGTGGCGGTATTTTAAATGGTGGGAAAACTCTTCCACCAGTTACGCCACCTATTGGTATTCTACGTCTTAAATCTTCTACTATGCCTTTTCCAGCACGTCTGATTTCAGGTGGTAGTCTACCCCATATTCCTTTATCTAATGTTTTTTGGTCGTGTCTTGTTTGTTCACTCTTACCAACATCTATATTACCTGCTTTATTAATAAAGAAGTTAGTCCAATATCTGTAAGTAAAAGTAACTTCATATGTCTGTACTTGGTTATCTTCATGTGAGTATTGAACAGGACCCACAACTGTAGGAAAACAATCATACAAATGTACAGCATATGTTACATCATCTCTTTCCTGAGCACTTGCAAAAGAACCTAATTGAAATATATTTATAGGTGATACGTATTGGTCATAGTAATTGTGATTAAACGTTTGTAAGTTTATAGCTGCACCTTGCCACATTTCAAAATATGTTCTTTCTCTTAAAAATTTATCTGCATAAAAAGTTGCCGTTATATCTGCACTTTCAAAATCATATGCAAATTGCCTTCTAGGACCAGCACCGTGTCTTACACTTTGCATTTTTATAGTTCTATCTGGCATGGTAATTCCAGCACAAAATAATTGTACTCTTTTAGCATTTTGATTTTGAACTTCTCTTATTTGTCCGTATGAAGAGAAACCACTATTTTCTTCTCCAACATAAGGTGGAATTTCTGGTTCTATATCACCAAATGATATGCCTAAACCAAAGTCTGGTGCACCAGCAGGCAATTGAAACTCTACATAAAATCTTGCCTTACGAGCAAAACCCTCTGCTTCGTTTACTAAAGCTTGCATACGACCAACTGTTGAAGCAGGATTACCACCAACTTGTTGTTTTAATCTTGGATCTTTTTCAACGTTTTCTAATGATCTATCACGTGGAATACCGATACGTATATCATGTCCACCAATTCTTTTACCACCTCTAAGTATAGACATTAATAATTTCTCCTACTATCTGAATAAATTTTATTTGAAGTTGCACCAACAAATCTTTGAACAGGTAAATATACTGCGATTGCAGCTTCATCAGCGTCAATTCTTAAAAACTGACTTCTTACTTGTTTAAATAAATATTTCTTAATTGTTGGTTTTATAAAACTCATATTTTTAACTCTACTCCAACTGACATCTAATCTTGTTTTTTCTGACAGATTACCACTTGTACCGTATTGACCATGTAATTTTTCTAATAATCTAAATCTAATTAATGGTGGTAGATAGTGAAAATTAATTCCTACAAACCCACCTCTAAATGCTTCTATTGGCAAAACTAATGGAAATGTGTCATAATATGGTAGTTTTGCTTTTGTTTTAGGATCGTAGAAAAACATATTTAATCTACCAGTACTAGGTCTACCAATAAGTTTACCACTATTCATCAATTTACGTGCTGTAATCTTATCAGCCATTGATGATACTGCGTTTCTGTACCAACTAGATGATTTTCTTGTACCACCTTGTTTATCTAATAATGGTTCTAAAATGGATGCCATATGACTATTTATACTGCGGAAATAAAAAAGGGACAGTATTTCTACTGCCCCTTTAAGTCGTCAAAAGTTAGAGAGATGTTACTCTTCTTGCGCCAATTTACTAAAATATGACAAGGTATCATCCTCATCATTAGCATTTAAGTCTTCACTTGGTGCTGGAAAAGAATCAGCTTTTGGACTTTGTACAGCCTCAGTTGCCGGCGGGAGATCCGTGTGGTCAACTGTTCCTGTATTTCTTGTCCCCATAATTACCCTATTCAGTTTCTCTTTGAGTTCATCATAGGTCTTAAAATTACTAGGGTCTAAGAAAGGTTTTAGAGGGTGTTGTATTCCCCATACAGATTTGATTTTGTCGTCACCATCTGCAATAGGACTTACTGCCTCAAATTCAGATTTATCATAGTTCCAATAACCATCAACTTTTCTGATTTTCAGTTTAAAGTTTGCACCTTTCCAGAAATCAAATGGGTTGATTGGTGATTCATCTTCAAATGCTGGTTGCATTGCTTCAGTAATCTTATCAAAGATTTTTTTACCAAACTTAAATAAAAATACTTTACCATCATTTTCAGGATGTTTTGGATCGCTGACAACATAGATGTTAGAGTAATAAGATAATTTTCTTTTTCTCTTTCTAGCAATTTCTTTATCGCTATCAACACCTGTGTTCCATAATCTAGTGTTCTCTTCACTAACAGGATCTTTTTGATTCATTGTAGTTAGAGAGTTTTCAATATACCAACCACCCTTGTCTTGGAAAGCATGAGACCATACTCTTTGCCAAGGCATATCTTCGCCTTCACAAGCTGGTAAAAATCTAATAACGGCATAACCATTACCAGTTTTATCTAACTCTGGTTTCCAGAACCTATCGTCTTGGTATTTGTTGTTTTTAGATTGATCCTCAGGATTGAGGTTTTGTTCAAGTGCCTTTGTTAATTTATCAAAGTTACTTGATGATGATTTTAATGTTTCAAAATCCATAATTATTCTCCTATATTAATTATATTCGTTGTATTTGTGTTGGCTATATTAGCGCCATCGGTATTATTTATAAGACTTTTATGCCTCATTTAAATAATTCTTTACATTCTCAGGTGTTGACTCTACATACGGATCGTCATCATCTGAAAAATTATTAAAACCTGGTTCTTCAAACATCTTTTCAATAGCACCATTGTTTACAATAGCTGCATATCTCCATGATCTCTTGCCAAAACCTTGTTTAGGTTTATCAACCAGCATTCCCATGTTACTTGTAAATGTACCACAACCGTCTGGTATCATCTTAACATTTTTAATTTCTAAATCTCTTGCCCAAGCATTCATAACAAAGGCGTCATTTACTGATACACAATAAACATCATCAATGCCTTTTTTCATAAAGTCCATAAACTCTCTGTCATAACTTGGTAGTTCTTCGCCAGAACATGTTGGTGTAAATGCACCTGGTAAACTGAACAATAAGATTCTTTTGCCTTTAAAAAGTTCATCTGTTGTTACATCTTTCCATGTGCCACCTATAAAAGTACATCCGCCTTTTTCTTCGCTGTCGCCTTCTCTAAATTTAAAAGTGTGAGGTTTAACATGCATAAAATTCCTTGTAGTTAGTAGTTAGTAATGCGTCTTTCGTGGGATTGGTTGGAACCGACCCACAATCTTCCAGGAAGAGTCCATTTCTGATAAAGATTTGGTCCCTACTCAAAACTAAACAAGGTGTCTTCAACCATTCGGTCATAACCCTCCTTGCCCATGCCTTTAGCCCTCTTAAGCTATATTCAGCCAGAAAGAATACTACATTTGCAAATATAATATTGTTACGCATTGTTTATAATATATCATTATTTGACTAGATTGTCAAGCGTGGAATAATCCACATATGATAAATTATCAACCCCTTTCCACTCTTCAATAGTCTGGTTTACACCGTCATTGGCGTCCACACCTAATCTATTGACTTTATAAAATTTTATGCTAGGATTACGTGTAAATAACGTTTTCCATTGCTTAATCCAGTTAGCTGCTGGTGTCGGGTGGTGATCAGCTGCGACATAATGTTCAGTACCTTTGTATAAGTTATTTACCTTTTTTGTTGTCGATCTCAAATCATGTCCAATCAGATAAACCTCATTTGGTGATTCAACTTTTACTGCGACATTACCTGACATAGAACCAGCTGCCCAACCCTCGTCTTTTTCAAATAAATCTGTTAAACTTTGTGACTTGTCATTCTCTTGTATCCAAGATATGTAAACACTTGTATGGTTTACCTGTTTCATAAAAGATGTCTTATCAGTTCTTAGTATTCTTGCCATACCATTTAAAGATGAACCATTCATCACAAATTCTGTAGCATTGTTTTTATCATTCTCTTTATGTAAATTAAATTCTTTGATAGCTTTTCTATCTTCTTCATTCATAGATGAATATAATAATGTATCGTACATATGAGAAGGACATTTTGTCCAGTTTCTAAAATAACATGGTATCTTTTGACCGATACCTGCATGGTATATTTCGTGCATTATACCATTGTCAACTGATATTAAACTATCAGGTAAAAAATCTCTGTATATGGCATTGCAACCATATATCTTGCCGTGTGGTCTCAATCTTTCTAAATCAAAACCTTTTCTACTTTCACCGTTACCTATACAAAAAACTCTCTTCATTCTATCTTTCTTACTTTGCCTTGACATTCTCATGCCAATGTTTAATAATTCCTCATGTTTAGGCCATTCTTCATCAAAGTATTTTACCATAACTTAAATTTTTCAAGTTTTTCTAATATCTTTTTGATTGGCTCATAGACAGACCATATCTCTCTAATATGATTATCCATTTTTTTATTTAACTTATCTAATTTTTTTTCTATTCTATCTAATTGTTCTTTACTCATATCCATTGCATAGCAACAAACCAACCATATAGATTAATTAAACAAAAGTAACCTACTAACAATGTTGGCCATGCTAACTTTCTTCTTATATGTGCATATACAGCTGTTAA